TCATTTTGCGTCCCTACCTTTTTTCCATAAAGAAATTAAATTAATAACAAGCGCGATAGCTAAAATTATTGTGGAAGCAATCCCCAGATAGTCACTTACTTCAGGCTTCTTATAGTTTGTTACTGTAACCACTAATACTAAAAATAATGCTAATACCAAAGTATTTCGATCTAACTTCATTTTTACATGGATTGGATTTTGTTTAATTTTGTAATCATGTTATAATATTTTTTAAGAGTGGGGGAATTTCTTCCCCCGTGGTATTACTTGCGTCTAGTCTTGCGGGCTAGGCGTTTTTCTATTTCTTCTTCCTTTTTCTTCTCCTTTCTATCTTTCATATCGTTTAGGTTTTTCTTTGCTGTTATGATTCCTACCACCATACCTACTATGTAAGCTAGATTTTTAAGAACCTTTTCTGTTAAGTCCCAATCCATGTTTCTCACCTCCCTTACATATATAATTATACCACATCTGTTTATTGTAATCAATAGCTTATAGTTAATTAATTGATATAAAATAAAAAAACCGACTCAATTAAGAGCCGGCACTTTTCATGCTTACTATTTAATTTTTACATAATAAGAACTAGCTGTAATATAGAACACATTACCTCTACTATTCTTCACTTTATATTGCTGCGAGCCATTTACAGATACTTTATCAATAATAGTGAATCCTAAACCTTCATCGACAGTTCCTGCAACATCTCTATCAGACCAGGAAGCTTTTGAATAGAATCGTAAGTCATTCACTTTAGAAACTACACGTTTACCTTCCACAGATAAAGATTCTTCTTTATAGCGAATGTATGATGTATCGTTATAAATCCACTGATTCCCTCCAAGATTTAACCAGTTTCCTACTTTACCCCAAACTTTATATGATTCACCTTTTTGTAGCTTGCGGATGACGTTATTGCTTGTGGATGGTCCAGACCGAAGGTTTACATTTTGACCATCAATATAAGCCACACCACTTGCTTCTGTTACACTTTCAGATGGTTCTTGTGGTTTTGGTTTAACTGATACAGAATCACCATTATATGCCTTTAAAACATCGTTTCTAAATTGGGATTCTGATACACCATGACTCTTTAGATATTGTATTGGGTCCTCATGATCTGTACCACCTAATTTGTAAGTAATATCTTTATGAGTCCACAATCCAACGCTTGGATGGATATTTCTATCTTTTAATATTTTTGCAAGCAACTTTACATATCTTTCATACGATTTTTTGAATTTAGTAGGGTCACTAGTTTCGGAAAGCTCTACATGTACAAACCTAGCATTTGCCGCTGGACCTGCACCCCATGCACGATACTTAGTAGATGCAATTTGAATGTTTTCATCCCAATCCGTTGCATAATGTACAAAAGCATTTCTCCATGTTCTAGCTTCATAATTTCTAATATTAATAGCAGGTGCTTCTGGTGTCGCTGTGGAATGCGCAACTACCCCCTCATATGCACCCACACCATATCTATATCCTTGCTTTGGTAAATCTGGAATAATCATTTCTCTATCTGCAAAAACACTTCCTACAGATGTTAATAGAATAATAGAAGCCGTTGCAACTGAACTTAATACTTTAATAGATTTTTTCATTTCACATCACCATTCCCCATAATTTTTTGTTTGATATCTGATACATCATTTGCTAATGAACTAAAGGCTTTTGCTTGTTCTTCAATTACACCCTGGTTCTTTTCAATGACCTTTTGATACTGCTCTTCACGCTGCTCATTCTTTTTTTGCGTAGTAAAAAGCATCCACACGAATAATGCTGCGAATGCTCCTTGTTGCATCATTGAATTGAAAATTGCATCTTCCATTGTTCTCATCTCCCCAAAATAAAAAGAGCAGCGAAATCGCCCCTCTTTGTTATAAAAATCGTATTTTTTTCAAAAATAAAAAGCCCACTATTGTGCGCCATCCGTAATTAAATCTTCTCTTCCATTGTCAGTTAAATATTTATCGATTCTTTCTTTGTAAGCTTTCATTTTGGTGATAACAACTATATACGTATAAACTTCATCAATTACTCGTTGCGCCATGTATTCAGCCATATATCATCACCCCTTTTATCCCATAATCAATTCATCTAAAGCCTTCTGCATTAACTCCATTTGCTTTTTTATTTGTTCTATCTCTGAAGGTTCTTCAGGTTTCGGTTCTTCAGGTTTTGGTTCGACTGTTTTTACCCATTTACCATTTGTGAATATAGGATAATAAATACCATCGGGACAAACTTTCAAAGTACAGTTAGCAGGGATGTCAGGTTCGTACCCTACAATTACATTTTCTTCATAAGGCACTTGAACAGTTTCATACTCTATCTTGTACATTACGCAATCCGGGCAATCGTGCTTGTCGATTGGATCTTCTTCACCTTCATACGTACCATCTACTACGGATTGGTGCAACGAGCATAGCTTCTCTTCTGTGACGATCTCCTTTTGTTCCTCTCGGTGGAACGTTTGTTTTTCGTAAATTGGTTTCTCATTTAAAGGGATCATTTCAGTGAACTTTCCGTTTGTATCGTAACAATATCCATATTGTCGCATTTATATTCCTCCTATTACTAGATAGGTTAAACTAAATAAGTTAATGTGAAGTCTACCCGTTTACCTTTTGCATTAGTGCTTAGAGCGACCGCTCCTGTAGTACCGTTGATAAATACTTGCACCATTGCCGTTCCGTCCGACGTAGGAGTATAGATAGAACGGTTGCCACCTGTCGGTCTTAAATCGGATGGAAGAGTCGCTACTATTACGCCTGTAGCATTTGCATTAAGTACTACTGCACCCTTTAACTCCACGGTACTATTTCTTCGAATAGTCATCAACGGATAGTTAACATCCGGTCCTGTAGCTTCTGCCGATAGCGGAATAGTAGTTGAACCGTCCAGTTTCGTAGATAATGCTGCAACTGTGACTACTCCTGTATTAAGATTCAATGTAAGTTCTTTTTGCCAATCAACTGCACCTGCCATCTTCGGACCAACTGACCACTTACTCTGTGAGTCATTTATTACAATTGATACACCTTTGTCGGTATTAGCTTGTAATACATGCTCTACATTGTTTCTTAAATTAGTAACGCCATTGAAAGTCATATTACCTGTTGCAGTGTCTCCTGCTTTTTTGAGAACATCGTCATTTAATGCATGTCTGTCCCAAGCGTTCCAAACGTTTGCACCTGTCATTTTTCTAGTCCATGTAAATGCACGAGTTCCTGCTAAGACTGTAGCAATTTGTTTAACATAGCTTCTATCGGAATATCGAACAACATCTACATAGAAGAACGCCGTTGTTCCGTCCGGTGAGCTACCTAAATTGTTACCACCATATGAGCCGGGTTTTTGTAGAGAATCTAAATTTTGTCCGTTAATATTGATAGTGTCCCCATTAGGTTGTACAAGTTCCGTGTATGCTTCCGTTTTTTTGACAAGGTTTGTGTTTGATACAACGTTAAATGTATTTGTAGCCGGAGAATAATTCCAAGCACCCGTTTCGGTTGCACCATTTCTTCCAAACCATTCAACTAATCCCGAAGGGTGAAAAACAAGTCTTCCTAGTTGAGTTTGATCGTTGTACCATTGCAACATTTTCGCGCCGTCTTTAGTTTGGAAATTTAAGTTACCCGTCATAGTATCGCCGCTACGTTTCACAACGTCCATTCCGTTCAATTTATTTTGCAGTTGAGTTAATTGTGTATTAATAGCCGTCCATCTACTGTTAATATCATCGACTAGCAATTGCGCTTGTTGAATTAACTCTTCCAATTCAGAAATATATGGGCCACTCATTGTATGGCCTGTCATCGCATCAGCTAATGTTACTAGTCCGAAATCTTGTGTTGAAGCCCGTACCGTTCCACCCTGTTCAATTGAGAAATATGATCTTTTCCCAACACCGGCTACACCAAACGTTTCTGGTCTGAATGTATATTCGAAATTACCTTGTGTAGCATTGATTATTTTAACGCCTGAAGTATCACGAACATAAGCGTTGTTCGGTTTCAATCCTTCATAATAAATCGTATTACCAGTTAAATTATAAGGAACACCACCATCCACAACGAAAACGTTAACTGTATTACTCACTTTATCACCTTGACGACCTGTAACTACTGCGTTTAATTGTGCTTGTAAATTTTTGTTTATGTCCAATACCAGTTTAATTTTCATATTGTTTTATCCCCCCTTCATTATGGTTAATTTCAAACTCATCTTCTGTTATTACTTTAGGACTATATTCTCTATCGAAAATACTAGATTTACGTTTAGTAGCACTTCTAAAGCTAAATGCTTCGAATACAGGTTCTTCTTTTACAATCTTAATCTCGTAAGAAAAATCAATATCATTTTCGCTTTCCACAATAAAAAAAGTTCCCGTCCGTTCGGAAACCCAAATGTCACCTTGTCCATATTTGCTAATGAATACATGGTATTTTTCTGTTTCGTTTTGTAAGAAGATAGGAAGATTAATAACGGCTTTTCGGTCCACAGTCGATCCATTACCTATGTGGGTAAAAGTTTCGGACGAATTCATAACACTGTGCATATCTTTTTCAACTGGTTTAGGCGCTACCATTCTCGCAAATGAAGCTGGTTGTGGCGCATTATCATTAGATAATGTACTGGATATACGAGCGTTAATTATACTGTTACCGCTCATATCTAAAGTAACCCTTGCTCGTATTCTATCCCTGGCGTTCAACTCCATTAGAACATGTGCGTATTCTCCTTCTTTGTAAAGAAATTGCGTTGTCCCTTCATTCGAAATAGTTAACGTTCCTGTCACGTCTTTGTCTATTCCGCCTTTAAAACGCGTTCCGTTTTCGTCAAAAATGATTCCCTTGTAAGCAAACAATGTTTTATAAGTATAAAACTTATTTGCATCCATTCCGGCCCACGCTGTATTTGCATTATTTTCTCTTAATACGAAATCTACACCGGTATCAGAAATCATTGCTAAACGTCTAGAATCGTTCGAGTATAATAATTCTTGCATGTAATTGCTCTCTTTACCTCTAGATTGAGAAGAGAAAACAACTTTGCCAGTATTCATCCAGAGATTCTGCCATGCGAATATACCTTTGAATCCATAAGTTGTAGTATTATCAACCACTTCGAATTTTGGCTCATAGAGTTGCGTTGCTGTATCTAATACAGAAAAACTCAAATAACGGCCTGGTTCGATATTCATCGTTACGCCTTTTGTATTATCAGAAACTCTATATTGATACCCTAATGACCCTACTTTATTTGCATCTGAATCGTAAACAGCTAACTGCCCGAGGTTATTTAATTCCATTCGTTTTATGTTATTTACAGTTGACTGTAAACCTTCAGGCATCATTTTAATACTGTTTCCATATTCATTGAAACCCGCTCTAATCATCCCCGCATCGAGTGTGCCAGTTTTTATGAAGTCCGCGACTATTGACCCATCTTTCGTAATAGCTACACCATACGGTCCGTTTACACCTTGAGAAGAATACCCCAATCCGTTAACATTCCATTGCCAAACTTTTTTGGCAGTCATTTCACTGTTCGTATCCATGATTAAAATACGATCTGGATAAACTCGAACGTAAGAACCAAAACCACTGTTTATAAGCGATGTGGCATTTTCCTTTGCTTGTTGTAATATATTCGGGCCTAAATCAACAACATCGTTTTCCAAATCTGTCAATCTATCTTTCGTGTTATTGAGATCAGTCTTTGTATTATTTAAATCTTCTTTAGTAGTATTTAAATCTTTTTTAGTATTAGTCAAATTATTATTCGTTTGACCTAAGTCCGTTTCGAGTCCATTTACTTTGGTATTTGTATTATTTAGATTCGAATTAGTCGTACCTAATCCCGTTTCTAAATTATTTACTTTTCCGTTTGTGGTGTTTAATTTCCCGTTCGTTGTATTTAGATTGCCATTAGTCGTATCTAAATTACCATTAGTAGTTGTTAAATCTTCACGTAATTTCTTTAACCTTTCATCGGCATCGCCTAATCCTGTATTAATATCAGTTGTTATATTCAAAACTTCATCTTGTATTTTATCAATCTTGTTCGTTTTGCTAGTAAATGAATCTTTGAAATTACCAAGCGTTATATCAATGTATCTCTCTTTTACAGGATCATATTTATAAGATATAACTTTTGCTTGAATGTATATTCCGTCTTCGCTATGATCGACTGTTACTGTATCACCCATGTAAACAGACTGTAAAACAGCATAATCCTTATATTCTTCTGTTTGGGATAACTCCTGAAAACTAACTCTATACGTCGCTAAAGGTTGATCCACATGATCCACTTCGAACATTGCACGTGCTTTTTGTCTTAATAGAGCATACGCATCTTCCAACGGTATAGCATCTTCATCGTCTACGTAATCACCTATAGCCGCTTTAACAGTTTCAAACGCTGCTGTTTTGATCTTAGGATTAACGTATTTGTTCACATTAGCGCTCGTTACATACTTTTCAGGAAGAAGCAATCCGTCAAAACCAATTGGCATTATTTTAGTAATAGGACTTTGCCAATCCACACTGGCTTCATACCCTAATAAATCCTTTTTATGTTGGATTGTAACGCCGCGATTAAGACCACGCTTTTCTAAAATATTTACATTGAAATTATCCCTTTTTAATTCGCCACCCCAACGATTTAAGAAACTGTTATCTTTCCCTGTATCCAACATAGCTTCGATTGGATTCATTCGAACCAAACGAGCGTTATTCGTTTTGCCAATATCGCTGAAGAAATTAAATCGGCTAGGATATTGTAGAGCTCCTTTTAATTGAGTTAGCGCTCCTATCCCTGTTTTACCTACGATGTTTGTATCCTCTATGAAATTATCAATTAAATCGTAGAAAACATGATAACAAAATACACTTACAATCCCCATTGAAGGCGCTGGATTCGCTACCCTGAATAATTGTTCCCCATCTGGCGTCGGTACTTGTATCAAACTTTGACCTTTTATATCTAATCCATATGGGGAAAATAAAGGATATTTGAACGATAATACATAAACCCCATTTAAATCTTCTTGAACAGTAGCTTCGTGGACTGCATCACTTAAAATACCGATGCCATTGTGTAAAAAGTCTGTTTCGTCTGGTTTAAATAGTTTAATCAAACGTATCTTCCCCTTACTTCTAGTTCTATTTTAGAGACTGTACCCGTCCACAGTATTTCATTTTCACCTTCTTTCAGCACAGGGAAATTCCCGATCATTTTATTATTCATTGGAAAACTTCCCGAATAACACAATGACAAATCGGAATCAACAACGACTGGATTTACAATATCTTTAATCTGGAAAGCTAGTCCATTTACGTATATAGTCACCGTTCCGCTGCCTGTAATGGTGAATTTCGGTAATGAATAAAGTGTTCCGTAGTTCATGACGGTAATTGGCATCGTTAAATTAATAGGTTGCTCAATAATATATTCATAGGGATCAGACTTAAATGTAACTTCAAACTGTCCATATTCCTCAAACTGATTATCGATATCGCCAATAGTCACACTTTTGATTTTTCTATATACATTGTCATCCGTAAAAGAAAGGGTTTTTGCGTTACGTAACCACTTTTTAATTTTTCGTAACAATGGTTTTATATTGTAATCTTCTAATGCATTAAAGTTAATGGTGAATTCTACATCTTCATAACCATTTTTCTTAGTTAAAGAACCATTTTCCCTACCTGGAATATCGATAAATTCGACCTTTTCCACCGCGGAAGGAATGGCAGGACGATCCACCATACAAACCCGGTAGTCCGTCCCTAATTTATCGTCTATTCTAATATCAAGCACGTGAAGTCCTCCCTATACCGATATTTAATGATTGACCTTTTTTAGCAAGTGCATCATCAATTTTTTCCACCATTTGTTCGATATCACGATCATTTCTCACTGAAGGATTATAAATATTAATTACAGTCGGTTCAGTAGACATCGTTGCTGCAATCCCTTCACCAATCGCACCTAATGTCTTTTTATTCAATGGTAATACACCCTCCGGTCCTGCTTCACCCGCTCCTTGGAACTGTCCACCATTCATTCCAAATATGGTTGGTCGAGTAAAAATACCGCCTTTTGCACGCCATTTTATACCAATACCAGAAGGGTACGTAATATCTTTACCTAAAATATTTCTCGTGCTAGTTTCTAAACTAAAATGTGGCATTTTAGGCATTTCCGGTTTAGGAATCTTTAATTTCAAATCACTGAAAAACCCTTTGATTTTATCAATAAATCCCTTCACTTTATCTACAGCATCTTTTATTGGATCAATAATAAATCTCTTTGCTGCATCAAATTTTTCCTTCGCAGTATTCTTCACAGAATCAAATTTCTCTTTAGCTGCGTTATATAAATCAGTAAATTTTTGTTTGACCTGATTATACGCTTCAACCACTGGATCAATCACATATTTTTTCACTGTATTCCAGGCTGAAAGTGTATATGATTTGATTTTTTCCCAGTTTTGTAATATCCAATTTGCTAATTCTCCAAGTTTTTGTTTCGTTGTATTCCACAAATCTTGGACCGGTTGAATGACATACTGTTTTACCAAACTCCACGCTGCAGACGTATATGATTTCACTGTTTCCCACTGTGAATTTAACCAGGAGACTAGCTCACCAACCTTCTCTTTTACGGTATTCCAAGCATCTTGAATTGGCTTTACGATATATTGCTTCAATAAATCCCAAGCAATCTGTGCCGCGGCTTTTATAAGTTCCCAATTATTACTTAACCAAGTTGCTAGCTCACTAATCTTATTACTTACTTCTTTATAAGCTTTTTGAATCGGTTCAATAATGTATTTACTTATTGCAGCCCAGGCAATTTGTGTACCGGCTTGTATCAATAGCCATCCTGCTTCTAAAACGGTAGAAACTGCCGAAATAATTGGATCTAAGACTGTAAGTATCGTATTCCACGTTTCTTGCCATTTTTGTACTAATGTCCCCCACAATTCAGATGCGGTTTCGACAATACCAGTCCATAGATTACTAAAGAACTCACCAATAGGAGACAATATGCTATTTGCTAATTCTAAAAATGAAGACCACGTTTTTGAAAAGAAATCAGTAATACCAGTCCAAATTTCAGATGCCGTATCAGAAATCCCTGTCCACAAGTCACTAAAGAACTTAGCAATCGGTTCGAAGAACTCATTTACCATATCTAAAAAAGAAGACCAGGCATTTGAAAAATAATCCACTGTGGAGGACCAAGCATCTTCACAAGTTTGAACTATACTATCCCACAATTCACCAAACCAATCTTTAAATTGTGACCACTTTTCAGAAAGCCAATCGGTTATCTGCCCCCAATTTTGTATTGCCCAAATAACACCGGCTATTACAGCCGCTACTCCAGCGATAACACCGATAACTACTCCAAGTGTTGTACCTAATACACCAACCGCCGCTACGACCACTGCAATGATTGGTGCCAAAGTACCGACTACAGCTACTAATCCAGCAAAAATAAAAGCAAAGTTTTGAACTGGCTCTGGTAATTTAGTAAACCCGTCCACTAAAGTCTTTATCCCCTCTACTACCGGAGGTAAAACATCTTTAGCTAATTCAGCAAGTTTTTCTCCAAGTGGTTCAAATGCGGCTTGTGTTTCCCTTAAAGCGCTCTGAAATTGTTGTCCAAGTGATTCTTCTTGAAGCTTTTTCATTTCGTCCATACTTCCATTTACATCACCAAGACCACCATTTACATCATTTAGACTTAGAACAGCTTCTGCGCCCATGTCTTCCCATTTGGTACCGAATAGAGCAACACCAATCTGGTTTGCCTTTACTTTGTCATCCATCTTTTGAAGGTCACCTAATACAGCGTTAAATACATCCGCTGCGGTTCCTTTTCCTTCATTGAATGATTCCCACACCTTTTGTGTCTCTTCTGATAAATCACCAAATCCTTCTGATACACCTTTAGATCCATCTTGTACACGAATACCAAATTCTTTTACAAGGTCATTTATGTAATCTAAGTTGTATGATCCACTTTTAGTTCCATTCGCAAGAATGGTGAACATTTCATCCGCACTAAACCCCGCTTGTTTGAATAACGGCGCATACTCTGAAAGATTGTCAAAGAGTTCATCTGAATAGTTCAATCCAGCTTGAGCTCCTGCTGCTAATAAATCAAATGTTTTTTGTGTAGATAATCCAAATTGAGACATTAATTGTCCTGCACCACGAGTGGCTTCATTCAAATCAACATCATAAACTTTAGCTAAGGTTAAGACATTCTCCGATGCACCTTTTAATTCTTCATGTGGAACATCCCGCATATTTTGATAAACTTTTATCAGTGAATTATCGACCTCTTCAAGACTTTCACCAAATCCCTTTTTCCACACTTCCTTTGCAATCTTACCCAGGTTTTCAGCACCTTTTTGAGTCAAACCTAATGAAGCTTGTATTTTTCTTTGAGATCTATCAAAATCTATCGCTATACCCACAGTAGCTTTACCAAGCTCAATTAACTGTTGAGACATTCCTTGAAGCATTTGAGTAGCTTCCATCATGTTGTGCAAGTCTAATTTCTTTCCTAATTGCTCCATACCATCTGCGGCTTGCGAACCACTTTGACCAACACTATGTAACGAATTCTCGAATTTCTTCAATGTAGTTTTAGCTTGATTTAACTTTGTCTCAAGTTGCTGTACTTCTTTAGAATTTTCACCATATACTTTCTTAGTTGCACTCAATTGGCGCTCCAGATTACTTACAATCCTGCCAGTCATTTCTGTTTGTTGATTCAACTGCCTTTGAGCTAAACCTAATTTATCAGCTTCACTAGCGTTTGCTCCTAATTCAGTATTCTGTAATTTAAAAGCGCTTGTTAATCTCTTTTGCTCAGCTTCTAAATTCTTTTCACTTTGCTGTAAAGAATCTAAATCAGCTTTTGCTTTTCTAGACTTGGTTGCCTGTTCTGAAAGGCCTTCATTCGTAGTTTCTAACGAATTCTCGAATTGTTTTAAAGTAGTTTTAGCTTGGTTTAAACTCGCTTCAAGTTTTTTCACTTCTATAGAATTCTCACCATATGCACTTTTCGCTGCACTTAATTGTTGCTCTAAATTGTTTACGATTTTATCCGTCATTTCCATTTGCTGACGTAATTGTTTCTGTGCTAGCTCCAATTTATCGGATTCACTAGCATTTCGACCTAACTCAGCAGTTTGTAGATTAAAGGCGCTTGCTAATTGTTTTTGCTCTACCTCAAGCTTTTTTGAGTTCTCTTGTAAATCAAGTAATGCACCACGTGCTTCTCTTGCTTCAATTGCTTGTTCTGAAAGACCTTCGTTTACTCGTTTCATTGCATTATTTAAAGAAGTTTCAGCACGTTCTGCATCAAGTAACTTACCGTACATTTTATTGAGTTGTTCAGCTGTCGTATTCGTATCCTTAGACATTGCTTGATATTCGGAACGTAACATAGCTGTACGTTTTTTAGCGGCTTCCATTTGAATCTCTAACTTTTTCTTTTCAGCTGCTAATTTATCGGTCGCTGTTGCATCTTGACCCATTGCGGCAATATGATTTTTATATTCCTTTGCTGCATTATTCATAACCATATTAATTTGCTTCAATGTCTGAGCATACTGTACTTGTCCATCCATTTTGAAATTAAGAACAACGTTTCTTTCTTTATTATTCCCTGCCATTTTCTCACCTCACTTATCGAAACGGAGTTTGATCTAACGTGTAAATTTGTTTTGGCTTCTTCTCATTCAAAGCATCTGGGTTGTTATATCGTAGATGCATGATGAATTGTTTTAAAAAATGATTAGGAGTGATTTTCCAAAAGTCATCCATGCTTAATCCAAGCAACGTATTACCGACATAAAAATAAAAATCCCAATCCAATTCGGACTGAGATTCTTCATTTTCATTCAGTATGTTTTTTACTTTTTTTCTTGCTTCAGCTTCTCCATATCAGAGTTTTGGAAAGTTTGACCTTGGAAAATTTCCATTACAACTTTGAAAACATCAGGTAGATCATACATAGGTATTGAATTTTTGATTTCTTCAGGTGTACATTCAGTACCTCCACTGCGGACCATCGCATAAATAAGCGTACTCATTAACTTAATTTCTTTTTCACCTAAGCTGAATTTTTCTTTCGCCATCATTCCATTCAATTCTTTTTCGAATACATGATAATCCCCACCATAGGACTCTTCCACATAAGGAAATGAATCCATTGTGAAAATTACAGGGATTTCCACCTTCTGTATCTTTATTTTATTTCTATTTATATCAACGTTAACTAAATCACTTAAACGTGCCATAATATCACTCCTTATTGTCCTGTAGTTCCACCTAGTTGCGCTAATTGAGATTCATCGCAAATAACTTGTTTTAAGAAATCAGTAACTTTAATTCCTTTTGCTTCTGGGTCACCAGTATCTAATTCAGCTTGTGTAACATCGTTAAATAACAATGGATCTGCTGTAATTGTGTAAGCAACGTCGTCCACAGTCATTTCATCACCTTGTGTTTTCCAAGATTCTTCTATTGGAGCAACTGTACATTTTGGATACCAACGTAATACTTTTGTTCCATCATTCAGTGGAAATACAACACCTACTGCAAACTTTGGATATTCTTTCGCCTTTGCAGTTTCAAAAGACACGCCTTTTTTACGTGTTTTTGCAAAGATTTTATCTTTTACTTCACGGTTTAGACCGGCAAGGTTAAACGCTAGTCCGAACGCTGTATTTTTTACGATATTAATGATTTTTTTATTAGAAGCCCACTTTGTAAAGTTTGTAGAAGTAGTGGAAATCGTCAAATCAGAAATATTTGTTTGCTTATAAATATCCTCTTCATAAGTAGGAAGTGCATCTGATGTTTCGGCGCCTTCCATCATGCATAGATATAACTCTTCAATCCCTACGGAATATTGAATCTCTTTATTTACAATTGGCATATTTATTATCCTCACATTCTATCTAATATTTTTTGTGCCATAATATCGGCAATTTTGTCACCTTCTGCATCAAAAGTGTTTTGAGAAAAATGAAGTCCTTTTACTCGACCTTTACCGTTTGCTTTTTTATGACCATGTTCAGCTAAATACCAATACCATGCTGCATCTTCAAATTCCACAGATACACGATCATTTTTCGCAACAACTTTCAAGCTCTCTTTCAAATGTGTTCGCTTGTTCTTATTCGACATTTTAATGCGTTTTTTTAATTCCGCTGCAAAATACTTCGCTGCTTCATCTAGTACATCAAGACTTACTTGTTTATCAACCCTTAATAACGTATTGATATCTTCTAATGCTTCAGCGAATCCATTATTATTAGAAGCCATTACTGAATACACCTTACATACGTTATAAATTGTGTTATAGTATCGTCATTCTCGTCATAGGGATAACCTTCAAATGAATCGTAGGAAACGCCAGCATCATTAAAAACAGCCTTTAACGGTTCATAATCCTTCTCAGTACCTTTTGTAATAACTGCAATCTGATAAAGCGGCATTGATTTCAAGACCTTATTAGAAGCCCTTTTATGCCGTTCATTCACAAATTCATACACAATATAAGGGTAATCTGCTCCTGTAGGTGCACTATCACGAGAAACTGGAATACCAGATTGTTTCATAAGAGCTCGTAACTGTTCAAAGCTAATTTGCATAAGACAGTGACACCTCCATCAAACGGTCTTCTTCTTTTACGTAAATACGCTCAATATCGTAAATACGACCACCAACTTTTACACGGTAATCCTTTTGATTGTTTTCAATCTCCCGATCAATACGAACCTCAATTTTCTTTACAATTTCATTCGTATCTTTTGTTGTGAATTTATCAGTGGCGGTTACGCCAATGTTGTTATATTTCATGTTACGAACTTTCGGATAGACCATCACAACACGGTCTGTTTCAGGATCAATGGTTTCTCCTAATTTAAGTAGCTCACCCATCCATTTGAGTTTATTCGTCTGTCTCTTCATCGACAAAAACCTCCTGGACAAAGAACGGTGTTAAAGCATCAAGTGCTTGTTCTAATTCTTTTTCAGCGACCCTGTAATCATAGAAAATACCGGCGACCATAATAATTAAATACTCGGTCTGTTTGCCTGTTGCATTTTTTACATAAGTCTTTGCTTGATTGATATAAAAAGAGAGCATGGTTTCATCCATACCCTCTTCCCAATGAATATGAGATTTTAATTTCTCAATTAAATCATCCATATTAAGCTCCAGTAGAAGCTTTTAGAACGTACTTATAAACTGGAACTTCAAATGGTGAATGAATTAGTTGTGCATCTAGTAAGTTCCAAATACGGAAACCTACACGGTTTGTACGTGAGAATAACTCCACTAACTTTTGCACTTCTAATGAGCCAATAACATCTTGAATATAGAACTTAGAGAAATCACCAAAGTAGAAGACTGGCGTATCTGGTTCGCCTGTAATGTCAATTGCATCTTCTTCCTCAACAGGGAATCCTAATAATGTATAACCAATTCCACCTTCCGCTTGATTAAATGGACGGAGTAATGGGAATCCATCATCTGTTTTCATTGTTTCAATTTTTGTTAGCGCTGCTGTATTTAACACCCATCTTGCTTTTTTACGAATTTCTTTAACAGGTGTATTTTTCATTTTTACTAATGCATCATAAAGATTTTTTTCATCCGTTTTAAATTCAACTGCTTTCTTTGCCAATGCACCATCATTTATGTTATTAGCTTCATCGCCATTAACCATATATTGAGTTTCTTTACGAACATAAGCCTTTTTCAGCTCATCCATAACAATTTGTTCAATCGGTAAACCTGTACGTGCTAATAATTTTTTCGTCACTGTAGCCAGTGCATCAAATTCCGTTGGTGATAATTCGATTTCATCGAACTCAATATCCGTTTCTGGAATTTCATTATTTGTTCGCTCATTTTTATGACCTTGTGCTTCTGCCTTTTTAACTAAAACAGGATACTTAATATTTTCTTTTGTTTTCACTCCTGTTCCTAATCGACGTAAGAAGTTTTCTTCTTGAGCATACGTAATAATTTCTTTACTTAAGAAATCTGGAATCGTAACAGAACCATTACCAGTAACTAACCCTAATGAACGGGCTTCGCTCTCATCAATATTACCAACAATATAATTAGCGAAAGCTGAACGAGTTTCCGTTTCTTTGTTTTTAGTAGATTTATGACCTTTAGTAGAAAGGCCCGTTCCAATAGCTGCCATGATTTCAGAACGTTGCTCTTCTGACAGTTCAGTTTTTGCATCTGGATCTTCTTTTGCGGCTGGGTCTTCTTTTTTATTTGGATCTTCTTCTTTCTTTTTGTCCGGATCTTCTTCTTTTTCGCCTGCTTCTAATTTCGCAATTTCATCAGCAAGAGTTTGCGCTTCTTTTGTTAAAATTTCTACTTCAGCCTTAACCGCTGCTAATTCTTCTGAACGAACTTCACCTTTTTCAACTTTACCTTGTAACTCTGCTAATCGAGCTTTATTTCGTGCTTGAGATGCTTTTAAGATTTCTTTTAATTTCATGTTAATTATCCTCCAGAACTTTTTTTATTTGTTTGATAAGATTGTTTCTTTCTTCCGTATCATCTTCCACAATTGTTTTTACAGCTACTTCTGTGCTTCTCATTTCAATCATGGTTGCATTTTCGCCCCTGGTTTCAATAGAAGTCGCAACATAGGCTGGTGTCATATCTAAAATAGAAACTTCTAAAAGCTCTAGTTCTTCAATAGAACGCTTTTGAACACCAGATTCGCCCTCTTCCCATGAATCTTTTTCAGAAACAAAGCCAAATGACCAACCACGTAATTCTTTTTTCGTTGCCTTCTCAATCACTTGTTCATCCGTAACCGTAGCGATGGCTCTTAAACCAATATTATCTTCATACAATTCCAGATTTCCGTTTTTAATAGAGCCTAGTTTCCTAGTTTTATCATGATTAAAAAGCAAGTCCACATCTTGAGATTTCTTTAACGCTTTTTCAAACGTCTTAGGGACAATTCTCTCTTTGAAATACCCCCTCGGAGAAGGCAACATTCGACTTTCTCTGTCCACAACATTCACATAACCATCAAGTATGACTTGATTCCCTCGGACCTCAATTTTCATTCTCTTCACCTCCTCCCAATGAACCATCGGCCGCTTCTTTCTTGCCGATTTCAGTTAAATCATTAGAAATATAAATTGCTTGTGATTCCTTTGTATTTTGTTTAGGGAATCCGAGCATATCAGCAACATTGTCAGGTGAAGTAATGGCTGTACGCACAAGGTTATAACCGATATTTGTCTTGTTGCTATAAGTAACAAAATCAAGAATATTAATTTTGAATTTAATTCGTTTTCCTGAATTCTGGCCATAAAAAAGAAGACTCAAGTGGTCTTCGAAATTTTTCATTATAGGTCTTACTGCTTTGTTGTGGATATACATCATTGCTTTTTCAATATCTTCTTTGATTAACTCTGTGTATGTATCCACATTTATGCCTAAAAACTTGCCTAAGTCTTTCTTATATACATTTAGATATGCCAAGGTCTTTTCGTCGTCTAGCGGGCTTTTAAGCGTGTCAATTGAGTACCCTTTTCCAAGTGGAATCATTTTTACAGACCTTGCTTCATCGATTGATTCCAGCTGATCTAAAATTGCATTGATTAACTTTGACTGCGCACCATTCTGGGGGTTGATATGAGCATCCAAATTTAACAAGAATGCTAATAGTCCACCCTTTTTATATTTGTCAGTTAAAGTTTTCTCAGCTGACATAACACCCTCGAGTGTATCTCTTCCCAAATCAAGAAGACCTTTTCCTCTTAAATGATCTGCACCAATATTTTTCACATGACGAATCATAAAAGAGGGAACCTCGTGACCACCAATATTAAAATGCTCTACTAAATTATCATCTAACTCTGTAAAAACATTTGAAGCTAAATGTATTTGAGTACCGTTTAATATCGGAAATGTTTCCCCCTCAAGTAAATAGGTATTCGTCATTAATTTAATGAATTCAGATTGTGTTAGATAATTGTTAGGATTCTTTAAGATTTGAAGTGCAATATCATCTTTGATTTCATTACCGAATTCATCTTCCACAACAATATCAGCCAATACCATTTGATTACTGATGTCTTGCAACAATTCGTAAACATCGCTAGATTGCAAGATGTTTGAATCCGTAACATACACACCGCCGTAACGAATGCTTTTTCCTAAAACATCATCAAGATAACCGCGCTTTTCAGCCTGTTTAAATAAATAATTTGAAAACCTATCCCTTAAACCCAATTTCTCACCGCCTTTCTATTTATATATGCTTATATTTTCCTTTTAAATTAACAATATGGTAAAATCCTCCTAGAAAGGAGGTGCTAACATGGCCGTTTATGCAGTAACATACGATTTAATGTCACCTGGACAAGACTATTCTGATTTACATGAGAAACTAAAATCATATGCATACTCCAAGAATTTCGAATCATTTTGGATAATTGATACTAAAAAATCAGCAAGTGATATTAGAGATGAATTAAAAGCATTAATCGATAGCAATGACAAATTATTTGTAATCGAAGTTGAAAAACATTGGGCTTCTTTTAACATTCCTGATGGAATGGTTAATTGGTTAAAGAGTGATAATAGAACCTTTTAATCACTCTCGTTAGAATTCAAGGTAGACTCAAGTAGAGCTTCATAGTAAGCCCCGTCATACGGTAAGCCTTGAACCTTATGAATACCTATCTTAAATAAACACCAATCAGGAAATTGAGTCGTCGTGTGCTGAACGGCGACCTCTCTTCCTAATTCAATTAATTGATTTCTTATAATTTCCACTTGTTTTTCACTTTCCATCTTATACTCACTCCTTATCGATAAATATCACCAATCAATTCATCCATACCTTCTTCAGTTATGCTATCCATAACCATCATCGTTTCTTTATGGGCACATAAAAAAGCAACAAATCCATCAATCTTCTTTTTGGACTGTCGCTTACTTGGTGCTTTCATTCCATTGATATTTGTTACAACTACAACGTTAAGAGCGCAATAAACAAACAAAGGATTATCAGTCATTATACGTTTTTCATAAATAAGTATTTCTGAATCATCCATCATCGCATTCATAACGTTAGGGTACTGACCTACAGAAATGCATTCAAGACCAAGATTCTCAAGTTTTTCGATTAACTTTTGAGACATCGCTGGATCATAGTTTATTTGTTGTACATCATACAAATTTAAGCATTCCACAATATAATCCATAACCTGGTCTTGATTTATCATCTTGCCATCACAAAAAGTAACAAAACCACGTTCAACCATATCAGTATATGGAACATTATCTTCTTTTTCACGATGTTCAATATCTTCATTAGGTACAAAATACATTTGTTTAACTTTTATAATAGACTTTCCATCTTCAGTATAACCAGAGTTAGGAAAGTTCAGGCTCACACATGTTAAATCGGTTGTTTTCGATAAGTCTAAACCGATATAGCAAGTTTCACCTGTTAAATCGCCCAGGTCTTCCACAAGAACATGCTCAACTTGTCCTTGTTCAAAGAAGTTTTCAGCCCCATTTACGAATACATTCAAATGTTTAGAAAGGAATTCGGCTTTTTTATGTGCTGAACGTGATGCCGAGATGAATTCTGTTTCAAGTGCACTCATCATTACAGACACACCAATATTCGGATTAACCATTGCCCAAACATTACGGTCTGTCCAATCATAATTTTTATTCGGTTCGTAAATCATAACGAAACTTGAGTCATTATCATCACGTTTCAATACTTCTTTTGCTTCACGATATACTCGCATACCAACCGATGAAGAACCTTTACCAGCCGTTGATATATTAAACATAATTGGCTCAGCACGAGAAACCTGTGCTGATTTAAAGTTATCGTACTGATCCATATTTTCTTGAGCATGGAGCTCATCATTTAGAATGAAGTGTGGATTGGAACCCTCAATGGATTGAATGTTTTTACTCATTACAATAAATTGGTTCTGATAAGCTAAATCATCGCGAATATAATCATATGTCACACTGGAAATTGTCCCTTTTGGACCTTTATATATGTGCGAACAATCCATTAATACATCATGGTTCATAATTGTTGCTGCAAATGGCTTTGCTGCATATTGCGCCTGATTAAAATCACTTGCACAACAATAACAATCGGCACTAAGTACTCCCTCACCGTACATCGCATAACCAAGAGCACCGACACCGATTAAAGTTTTGCCATTCTTCTTAGGAACCTGAATGTAAGCTTCACGAGTAACTCGGACAATTTGCCCTTTTTCATTCTTATGAACCCATCCATAGATCCAGGAATACGCAAACTTCTCCCAATCTTCCAGGATAAAAGGTTGTCCAGCCAAATCACCTTTAGTATGACGGACAAACGTTTCAACCCAATCCATCATTTCATTTGCTCGGTCCACATCGAACCAAATATCTTTACGCTTTTTCCATTTATAATAACGGTCTACCATCGCTTTGATAGTATCGGGATATTTTTTAGGGTTTTTTCTTACTTTTTTTGCATAAATATCTGCATAATTAACGCCACGTGTAATCACATAAACACCACCTCCAAGGCATAATAAAAAGCCACACAAATGTGTGACCTAAACTGTCTAAAGACGTCTTCTTAGAACTTCTTCAGTAGCATTTGTCATAACTTCTTCAATGGATCTACGGTTTGCTTTTTGTTTTGTAAATACGATATCTCGGCGTGCTTCGTCATTTAAAGTTATTACCTCTTGATACTCTTTTTTCTCTGTATGATATTTTATTGTAATCTTAACTCTACCATTATGTTCTTCACCAAAGGCGTTTGAGGAAACGACTGTAGTTATTGATTGTCCTGGTGCTATAAAAGTATCCCTGGTATTCTCGAAAAATTCTTTTCCTGTCCTTGAATCGACATAACTAGGATCAAAAATAATAGAATCAATAGTAGCCCCACTTTTACCGAAATTTTTTATAATTAAATATTCATGGATATTAGATAGAACTTGTATATAATCCCTGTAAACAACTACATATGGTCTATTTGCTTCTTCAATAGAATTTTTAGTTACTTTTAAGGAAAGTACAGAAATAATAATTGCCACTATTGAAATAAAAATACCTACTATTGGAGAAATTACTTGTACTAAATTTGAAATATTAATGTTATCCATCTATGTATCTCCTATTCATTTTTACATAAATTATAACATTAATTAGTCATTTTTCTCCATTTCGCACGATGTTTATCCAACTCACTAACCTTTGCTGTAGGTTTTTCCACCTCTTCATTTTTTCCAACAGTAGAACCACCAGTGACATATTTACCTGGTTTAGCCTTGTTAGTAAGCCCCAATAAATCCAATGCTTTTGTTTTCTTATCCGCCCAAGTTTCTACTTGCTGCGCCAATGGATGCTTTGAATTATTTGTGGCCCCTACTTTATTGGTATGACGTTGAGTAGGCGGAAACCCTTTCTCTTTCCATTCGATAAACATCGTCATGTAAACTTCAAAAATATCTAAATATGATTCAATTAATGGATCTAAAGTGAGGGTGTAAATATCCGCATCACGCATAATTTTTAATATCCGGTTTTTCTCAGCTTCTGTTTTATCGGCAACTATTTTTTGACGCTCTTTTTTCGTAGACATTTCACACCCCCCCTTTATTTTTTTAAAAATGTTGTCTAACGATAGAAATGCCCCCTACGCTACCTATCCTTCCCAGAGGACAAATTTTAATTTTTGATAGGGGGGCTTCCGAAATAACTCGGAAAAACTTTTTTTGGTTTATCTTCATTTTCTTCGATTGTATGACAAACTGGACAAAGTAATCTTAAGTTATTCTCTTCTAATTTAAGTGTTTCATCTTCTTTAATTGGTATTACGTGATGAACATGAGCACTTCGACCAAAGACGAACCTTCCACATCGTTGACAACAGCCATTCTCTCTTTCATATACCTTTGACCTGACAAACTTCCATGCATCAGTACGATAGAATGGTTTGTTCTCATGATGATAGATATTCTTCTTATCCTTCTTCTTCCTTGGTTTGTTACGCTTATGTTCTTCACAGTAACGTCCTTTACTTATCTTGTTACGGCAGCCGTTAAAGTCACAGTACTTCATGATAGTAATTCAATGATGTCTTCTTTCTTTTTAACATCAGCTGGAATCTCGATGCCCAACTCATCAGCATACTCACGTAACTGTTTCACTGTCATATCATTAAAGGGTACTGTCACTACTGCCTTATCAGGCTCACTTGATAAGTCCATGCCCAAGATCATACTCTCAGGATTAACAGTTACTTCGAATCCTGGTTCTTCACCAGTTGGAACAAATAAACTCTGTTTCTTTTTATTATCCCAATACTCAGTACCAGATATTGTTTTTCTGATTTCAGTAATCATTTACTTAACACCACCTATATAATTTTCACATAATAAAAAGCACTCCCTTAGGAATGCTTTAATATTATAAAATCATTTATAATTTTGCAGGGATAACTCCAATAACTTGATCAAGGAATAGAATAAAAACATTTGTTTTAAAAGGATTCGTTCCATCACGTTTATCAATCGTTACATCTTCTAAAATAATCTGTTTTCCTTTATCAGTAATGGATAACTCTTCTTTCCCAAATTGATTTGCACGATATCTAGCGATTAAATCCGCCAAAGAAATAAGATTAATACTACTTCCCGCTTCTTTCGATACCTTTAGCATGTTATCAGAAAGGGGTTTCTCCTCATCAAATTCGTGTATTTCATAATTCATTTCTTTTCCTGTAATGTATCCATTTGCTGTAACATATGTAAAATATGGCTCTTCATTTTTAGCCATTATTTCAATTGCTGAAGGATCTGTTAGACTTATAGAATCCATTAAAGCATTAATAAATATTTTTTTAGCATTAACTTCGCTCATTGCTATTCTCCTTTTGAATAAAATATTTTTGTCTTCATCCACTATATTCGACAAAAATATACATTCCCCTTTAAAAACACTTATTCAGATATATAATTTTCACACAATAAAAGAGCAACCGTGCACCAGTTGCCTTTTCGTTGAAATCTTATGTTATTACTATAATCGATATTTTCAAGAGTTTCGATTCACTTTAGGAGTGAACCTAAATAATACCTTCTCGTTCTACGAATTTAATCAACCGAACTATTTCAGCATGTTTCTTTTTAATATGGCTAGAACTATAACTAATTTCTTCAGCTATTTGTTCCAATGTCATACCGTCCACATATTTCATTTTTAGTATTTTATTATCCAAACCCCTAAACTTACTAATTAATTTTTTCAGTTTATACATATCATTCATCTTATGTGCTAACTCATATTCAATTGCTTCAATACGTTCTTCTACCTTTGCACCTTCCGATTCAGCAGTTAATCGTATCTCTCGCAAATCACCACTGACCCAGCGTTTTAATTCAGCTTTTGTTTTATCTAAGTTGTAATCTAAGTATGCGATTCGTTCCTCTAATTTCTGATAGTCTTTCAGCCAGTCAAACAAATGATGATTCACCTACTTTCTATAAAAACTACAAATCTCGTAAAACATGTTTATTTTCGTTTCTAAGACGTTTTAACACTTGTACACCTATTTGTATTAAGAAAGAAAAAAAGACTTCAAATCACTATGATTCTGACGGTCATTTATATGTCGAAACATGTCGATAAGATTCAAACAACTATTTTATTTCTTGTTTCTGTATTCCTTGTGTAAATCTGCTAACGCGTGAAACGTATTATTTTGAATGAGTCTTAAAACTTCAAATGCTTCATGCGGCGTTAAACCTTCCTCTTCAACCAATCTTGCTAAACCCGTGATAATTAACTGTTGTCCAAAACTATTTTGATTAAATTCAACTTTATTCATTTCTCATTCTTCCTTTCTATAAAACTCAAATTGTATTAATATCCTAAGCCGAAGCCCAGGACAAAAATTTATTCAGCAATCGTTTCTTCATCAACAATCTTTAATTGACCAGGAGCAACTTCCGTTGTTCCATCAGAATTAACGTTATACTCTACACCTTCATTTGATTCTTCATAGAACTCATCAATAGACATTTGTGAAGGTTCAAGAATGATAGAAACATTTTCACCAGCAAATGGATAAAGTTTATTAATCTTATCTTTTGTATCGCCTTTTACATTGAATTTAAGAACTGTTTTCTTGCTATCACGTTGAATAGAAACAAATTCAGCACCAATTGCTTCAACATCACTTTTCTCCACAGTTAGATGAACAATGGTACCTGGCATTTTTAATAATTCATCGGCATGTGGTAACTCATCACTTAATACGTGGAACATTAAAACTTCCTTTTTATCATCCTTTTGCATTTTCTTGAATAATACGTTCAATTGAATTTTAGTCATGATTTATTTCTCCTTTAATTGTTTTGATTTTTATCAGATGACACCCTTCTTCAGATACTCACGAGCCATGTATAAGAAATGATGATATATGTAATTACCTGTTGTAGCTGGCTCAATAAATACTGTTGAAAATCCATATCGTACTTCAAATGTTTTTAAACTACCAAGTAATGCTTCTGGTTTGTATTGGCTTATATATTCACCTTTTAATATTTTTTGATAGCCCTGTAGATCTTCCACAAGTAGAACAAATGGATGTTTAGCAGCACGAATCAATTCATTTTCAAATCTCGTACGATCTTTAATTGATTGAACCAATTCGTCTACACCATTTTTACGTTCTACTCCGGCGCAAAGATAAATATCTCGTGTAATGCCCATCTCAGGGTTCTTAGGAATTACCGCTGAATAGTCGGCAGTATCAATTTTTCTGAGTCTGAATGGAACATTCTTTTTGCGGAAATAATCAAGTACGTGTTGGTTTTTCTGTTCCCTTGTGTCCACCATGATTTCCAATGTATCGAGGATTTCTTTTAACTCTTTTTCTGAGTATCGATAATGAATTGCTAGCATTTATTTCACCTTCCTAAAGTGCAACATTGCACGATTGAATATTTCTTGTGAAAGCTCGTCCGTTAATTTATTTTCATAGTTGGCCACAGATTCTTTTACATACAACCAACCATTAAGCGAGAAATTTAATGTTAATTCCATGACCAACCTTGCAGCGGCTTCATCATGATTAAACCAATCATTTATTTTCGGATTCATATCTTGTTCAACACCGATAAAAAAATTAATAATTTTATCAATCGTTTGTTTTACTGCATGATCTTGGTCCGAATAATTCCCTTGTAAATACTTAATAATCCGTAGCTTATATTCTTTAATAACTGATTCAACTTCTGGAGCAATCTTTTCATGGTTCTCAATGTATAAATCATTTCCATCAAGAACGAGCTTCGCTCCCATCGATTGAACATCAGCGCATATTTGTTTTGGATGCATATTACACCTCTTTTTCTAAAAGGGTTATCAAGGGTTACTAAGTTTTTTATTCAGTAACCCACTACAAAACCAGTCATATCAAGGTTTCAAGCCCCTTTTTAATAGTTAGGGTTACTAAGATTACCTGGTTATCTATTAAAGCCCTATATATATATTATTTTTTTATTTATTTATTTTCTTATAGGCTGTGATAGAAAATTCAGTAACCCTCAGTAACCCATTAGCTATAAACCTTGATATAACAACGTTTATAAGGGTTATTAAAAAAATAGTTTAGTAACCCTTAGTAACCCAACATCAAATCTTTTTCCTATTTATAGGAGTTATATTGCCCTTCTCTTCTTTTTCCTCACCAGAAAATAGACTAGCTCCCGCAAATTCGTTTAATGTCATTCCATGAATAAAGGTTTTATTTTTTGATCCTTTTTCTTTTTTAAAACCACGTATTTCTAACTGACGATAAAAAGCACGGTTCTTTAAATCCATTTCATTATTTTGATAGCACCATTTTGTATAATTTTCATAAAGCAACTTCGCTTCAACTCTTGCTGTCGAATACACCGCACAATTTTCATCGATAAATGGTCCGAGTATATCCATGTCCTCACGATACTCAGCTGTCGCTGCCTTCACGGCTTCAGGAGCACGCAATCCTTCGGCCTGCCACTTCATGCACCCTTCAACAGCCCAACGTAAAACACCAGGCATTTCTTTCGCTAATTTATCAGGAAGATCATAATCAATCTTGTCCTTTGGTATTGTTACCGTAAATGGAATAAGCATAATCCTTCTCCAAATACCTTCATCCGAACCTTTAACAATTGGCTTATGGTTGGTAGTGAAGAATACTTTAAACTCTGGTGTAAACTCAAAATATTCCTGGCGTAAGAAACGTGCTGACATTTTCTCTCCACCAGTGATTTGTTTAACCAGGGCTTCAGATAATTGTTGCCCCTCTTCACTCTCAACAGCTGATACAAAACGCGCTCCATCAAGTCGGGCCACATCGTTATTAATTCCTGAATCATTTCTCTTTTTCAGGAAAGTATCACTGTTTGTCTGTCTTCCATAATCACCAAGTAGGTCCTGAATGATATTGATAAAGGTAGACTTACCATTACGCCCATTACCGAATAAAAAAAACATTACTTGCTCTTTAGTCACACCTGTTAATGAATAACCGATTGCTTTCTGCAAATAGTTAATGAGTTCATGATCTGCTTCACCAGTATGTGTTTTAAAAATACTTTCCATGAAGGCCTTCCAGTTTGGACAGTCAGCATTTTTGTCATACTTGATTGAAGAAAGCTTTGTTAATAACAAGTCACGGTCATGTGGTAATAATTCACCCGTCTTTAAATCGATAACTCCGTTATCACAATTAAATAGAAAGTTATGAGAATCTAATTCTTTCTTTTTGACAGATACCATCGGCCTTACGTCCAAGATGCTGTTTATCCGGATGGAACGTCTTTCACATTTCTTTGCCCAATCATGCAGCAACTTTGATTGATATTTATCTTCTGTAGCTTTAGCTTCTCCATATATGGCTCTAAGTGTTTTGGCCGTGATAGCTTCAATCTGTCGTTTACTATCTTCATGCCAATGCTTACCGTTCCATATAAGCCATTCCAATTCATTACAATAGCGAACATTCTCGCCGTGATAATAAGCGATTCGTTCCGCATTTCCTAACTCAGTTAAATGAAACTTTGGTGCTTCATCGATAATTTCCTCAGTATCTTCAATTGAGTTATCAGAAATATAAACCTCATACTTTTTCTCTTCAGGTGGTTCATAATCAGCTATTGTGGAAGGAGTTGAAAGAATTGCTGTATCAATTGTCATTTGTCCATATGTACGACCATCACTAGAATGTGGTTTATCCCACTTCTCACGAAGTAAGGACGACTCTCTAAACATTGAATCCATCTTTGCAACATCTTTATCCGTCCAGAATGCTAAATGATTACATAAAGCCATATCAGTTGAAGAATGATCACCGTTAATCAACATGCCCTGGAATAAATCTTTAATGGATGCACCGCTTTTACTATCAAACATTCGCTCCCATAATTCTGCATTCGATAAACTAGTGATATCTTCTCGTTCAAATGAAGTAGTACTTTGTTTCTTTTCAGGCTTTGGTTTTTCTTTCAAATACTTCTCAAATAAAACTTTTAATTCATCCGTTCTATCTTCCACAGGGACTTGATCCAAGCAATCACCAGTGAAAGTGAAATACCGTCCATGTCTGTATACTTCTAATCCAATATCAACATTTTTCCGTCCTGTACCTGGTCCTTTTAATGGCAGCTTACCTTTTGCAATGATGTGGATTCCATCACCACTTGGTGAGTATTCTGTATAACTATTTACAATTTCAATAACATCCTCAGCTAAACTTGTAAGGGCACCTTCCTGAATACAATGGTCAATATCGATTCCAATGAATGAATCATCTTTTGAAAACATGAATCCAATCCCATCATAATCTCCTTGTTCATAGAATTTTATGATTGTCGGGAACGTTGACCAGCTCCGTTTATTATTTGATTGAGCCATTTCCCCATTGATTTGATAAGGAACTTTTGTTTTCTTACCGTTTCTTACTTCTGACCGCCATAAGATCCAATGAGGAGTGTTTTTAAGCTCTGCCGGTATTTGGTTAAATTTATATCTCATTTGATTTTCTCCCTTTGGAAAAGGGAGCCGTTAGTAGCTCCCTCCTATTTGAATCTTGTTAATTAACTTTTAGAATGGTACATCATCATCTGAAACTGTAAATCCAGTGCTAGGAGCTGCCGCTTCTGATTCTTTAAATCCGTTTACTTGCGGATATTTTTTGCCGTTGTATTCACGTTCACCTACGACTACACGAAGATGTTTATTTAAAAGTGTATCTGCCCATTCTTTGTAAGAACTAAATTTCATCCCAGTTGGAAAAGCTGCTGCCTTAGATATGGCTTGTAATCTCCACATTGATTTTTCAGTTACAACAAAATTATCAAACAAGAGCTTTTGTCCTTGGAACGCTTGATCTACATCACTACGAATTTCATAATCCACAACAATCATGTTGTTTCCAGAGTCAGCTTGTTTCAATTCATAATTAACAACTGTTACCTCGTATTCTCCTGACTTAACTTGTTCAAATCCTTTAGCTTGTTCGTGATCTACTGTAAACATTTATTTTTCCTCCTTAGTTTTCAAATCTTGTAATCTATCTAAAGCTAATTGAGCTAACTTAATAGTGAAGTTTTCAAGTTTCATATTTGCTTTAATTTCAAATTCTTGTACCTTTGTTTGCATTTCTGAATTTCCATTCACCATTTGCATTACTTGATTAATCAGGCTTGTCCGCTTAGATTCTTCTTCAGCTTTCACATCAAGACCTAATTCAAGCCATTGATATAATTTGCGACCTACATCAGCTGTAATCTTCTGTGGATGTCCCTCGAACATTTGCGTATTATCTTTTGAAGTATCAGCTACATGGTCAATATCGATAATAAAATTGAGCATGAACTCATATTCCATTTCTTCTTTTTGTACAGGCTTGGTACCAACTTTTCGTGGTGCCATTTTCCCATCACTGTTAGGCTCTACAACGTACTCTGTTTTTGTCCGGAATGTTACTAACATATGAATATCATTTTGTGTAAGAGTTTTTATTAGTTTATTAGTTTCAGGCGCAAGTTTGCCCCAGTTTTGAAACGAGTTACCAGACATTTGCCCATGAGTTTCCACAATTCCACCCTCCCCCATCCAATTGTGAGAAATTGAATCGATGACTACTACTTCCGTACCTGCATTCTTCATAGTAATAACAGCAAGGTTATATCTTTCAGTTGTGAAAGGCGGTGGGAAGTCAATATGTCTGAATTGACCAATGCGAATACCGCCTATTTCAAGATTGGCATATAGTTTAGAACGTCGATGCTCTGTATCAATCACACCGATTTTTTGCCAAATTTCAGCTTCACTGACTTCTGGATATGCTTCTTTCATCATTCCATAAGCTACGATTAACGCACTTACTGTTTTTCCAGAACCACTACATCCAATAAAACCAATAACCGCTTTTTCCTTTTCACGTTGTGCTTCTGTTACTTGAAACATTCTTATACCTCCACACTATAAGAAATAGACTCAGGTTTAACCGTCACCCCTGGGACAATTTGTCCGTCCTCATCCACAATTACTTTTTCACCGCTAATTTCTTCAATCTTGAATTTCTTCTTCAAATCACCCCATTTAACTTCTGTCTTTAGGCAATCATCAAGATGGTTTTCAATAGCGTATTGAAGTACCTGGGCTTTATCTTTTTGCTCTGGCGCTTCACTACTCTTACGAGTTTTTGATTTACCATAAGGCGTACTAATCGTTTTCTGCTTTGGATCCGCTGCAAGTTGTTCCGCATGGTAACGTTGGATGTGAGTTTCAAAGAAACTAATGCTATCGTGGATAGGTTTTAATTCTTTTTGCTCCCATTGTGCAATACGATCACGTTCAACATTTGCCAACGTTGTAATTTTCTTTTCTTCCGCTTTAAGTGCAGTCAATTTACGGAATGCCCAATTAAGGCTTTCCAAATCACTAATTTCAAATCGCTTCTCCGCATCCTGTAATTCATCTACTTCCGCTAATTCAATTGCTTGTAATGAGTTCATCTATAAAACCTCCAAATTTATTTTTCGTTTCTTGTGCAGAATACAGTGAATAATATGTAACGCCGTTATTATCAAATGAAACTTCAAACGGATACTCCTTTGATACACGACTCACTATCATAGGACGTACTTCCGCTTCCTGTAGCAAGAATTCAAGCACTTTGCGAGTTACATGTACTTGATTATCACGAACACTGATAATTCCTTTGTCATATGCATTGTGGATGGCTTGTACACTTTCAGTGATTGTTTTAATATCCATCAATAAAACGCTCCTTTACATGAATTTGATTCATGCTATAATGACCTCAACATGTGTTTTTATTGAACCGTCAGCCCCAACTGGCGGTTTCTCCTTTTTATACAGCTCGAAAACATTCAACATTTTGCTGAGCAATTAAATAATTCTTTAGATTTCCTTCAAGTACGGCATCCTGTCCAAACATAAAATACTTATCATCTTGCTTAATTTCACAACCATAGAAATCTTCAATTGGATGATCAGGCTCCTTAGGTTCCTTTTCGACGATGTCTTCCACAAATATTGCATCGATATTACTTACCCCGATATGTAATGGAATCTTGCTAGTAGCACCTTCCCATTCAATTGTTGATAAAAAACCAAAGTTATTTTTAAATGTTTTAAATTGTTCAGCTGTAAAACTTACTGTAGCGCCTGATTTAAAAACCAATGTTACTTCCTTCAATTAACTCACCTCCCTTCAAGCTGAAACCTTACGGTACATTTCGTACATCTTTCGCTTTGCTTCTAACTCAGTAATAAGTAATAACGCTGGGTTATTTCGCATCTCAGCACACTGTTGACGTACTTGAGATGCTTTCATTAATTTACTTGCGGATAATACTCCGTTCATAAATGGTCACCTCCCTTTTCTCTTGTTCAGCCTTACGAGCTGCTAAAATACGAGGGACTGAAGTTTTCATAAAAAACTCAGCCATCTTTAACGCCGTTTCCTCACTTGGCGGATTATCCAATATAGTTCGTTCCATTTATCTCACCATCCGCCCTAAAAACTTCATGTTTCATGAAGTTTGTTGGTAAAAAAATTTCTTCAATTCCTTTTCCAAACTTTTGAGCGATTAAAAACATTTCATTCGCTTTAAATTGAGTAACTCCATGCTCTTTGTTGACGTATGTTCTTTTATCAACTCCTATTAATTCTGCCATATCCTGTTGATTTAACCTATTATACATACGTAACCTTACTAGTTTGTCTTGCAATGCTCCCACCTCCTCGTTAACGATTTTCATATTACATGAAGTTTTGACATAATTCAACATATTTTTTCATGATTTATGAAATTTATTTATTTATATCATATTTCATGAAATTTTTAGTTTAAAACTTCATGAAATATGATATAATAGAACCTGAAAGTAGGTGAAACTTCATGAAACAAGATGTTTCTAAATATGTTGGTCAACAAATTAAAAACTTTAGGAAACTAAAGAAAATGACACAAAAAGAATTAGGATTACGAATAGGAAAAAAACATAATACAATTTCATCTTATGAAAATGGGACAAACGAACCTGAACAAGATGTACTATTTGCAATAGCACAAGCATTGGATATATCGATTAATGATTTGTTCCCACCAACGAATGAAGTATATAAGACAAATACTCCAACTATTTCTTTAGTAAGGGAATCTTCATATACTTATGTTCCAACTTCAATTTCAGCTGGTTTACCTCTAGAAATTGATGGAATGACAGAAATGGATTTGGAAACTATACATATTCCCGATGCATTAATGGGGAAATGGGCAGGTAGGGAAGATATTTTTATGACTCGTGTTAATGGTGACTCGATGAATAAAGTTATTCCACATACCTCTTTGATTGCGGTAAAAGAAGTGGCTTTAGAAGAGCTTTACGATAATGACATAGTTGTTTTTAGTAACGGCTGCGATTATTCTGTAAAACGTTTCTTTAATGATAAGGAAAATAAACGATTAATATTCCGACCAGATTCATATGACAATCGTTTCTTTGATTACACAGTTCCTTATGAAGATGCTGCGAATATAAAAATACACGGTAAAGTAGTAATGTACGTAGCTACATTAAACTAATACCTAGATCAATTAAATCTTTAGCGCTAGGAATTTAATGGACAGCCCGTACAGCTGTCCTCTTTTTAAAAGGAGAGATAAATAGTGACTGTTGGAATTTATATAAGAGTAAGCACTGAGGAACAAGTGCGAGATGGTTTCTCTATTTCAGCTCAACGTGAAAAGTTAAAAGCATATTGCGTGGCACAAGACTGGGATAAGTTTAAATTTTATGTAGATGAAGGCGTATCAGCAAAGGATACGAATCGACCACAATTAAGCATAATGTTAGACCACATCAAAAAAGGATTAATTAATACTGTTTTAGTTTATCGTCTAGATCGTCTAACACGTTCTGTTATGGATCTATACAAACTACTAGATACATTCGATAAATACAATTGTGCTTTTAAATCAGCAACAGAAGTTTATGATACTTCCACGGCTATGGGGAGAATGTTTATTACAATTGTGGCTGCATTAGCTCAATGGGAAAGAGAAAATTTAGGTGAACGTGTACGAATGGGACAATTAGAAAAGGCTCGCCAAGGAGAATATTCAGCAAAGGCCCCATTTGGATTTGATAAAAATGAGCATAGCAAATTAATTATAAATCTAGAAGAAAGTAACGTAGTTTTAGATATGGTAAGAAAAATTGAAGAGGGTTACTCTATCAGACAACTCGCTGACCATTTAGACGGCTATATCAAACCCATAAGAGGTTACAAATGGCATATACGCACCATATTAGATATTCTTTCTAATCACGCCATGTACGGAGCGATAAGGTGGTCTAATGAGATAATAGAGAATGCGCACCCAGGAATCATCACGAAGGATAAATTTATGAAGGTGCAACAACTACTATCTAGTCGCCAAAATTTTAAAAAACGTAAAACTACTTCTATCTTCATTTTTCAAATGAAATTACTTTGTCCTAATTGTGGAAATCATTTAACGTGTGAAAGAGTAATGTATCATAGAAAAAAAGATAATCAAGATATTGAACATAATCGATATCGCTGTCAGGCTTGTGTTCTAAATAAGAAAAAGGCTTTTTCCTCCAGCGAGAAAAAGATAGAGGTATCCTTTTTAAATTATATTGAAAAATACAGATTCAAACAGTTACCGAAATTTCAAACAGAAGACAATGAAATTGATATCCTAAAGAAACAATTATCTAAAGTAGAACGACAAAGAGAAAAGTTTCAAAAAGCATGGTCAAACGATCTAATGACAGATGAAGAGTTTGCCAATCGAATGAAAGAAACGAAACAAGCGCTAGAATCGATAAAAGAAAAGTTGAAGTCTTTAAGTCCTAATAAAAACGAAAATATAAATAATGATGTTATAAAAGAAATTATAAATAATATTAAAAGCAATTGGTTACATTTATCATCTGATGAGAAAAAACAATTTACGAATATGTTCATAGAGAATATCAAAATTGATAAAAAAGACGGAGTTACAGAAGTATTAGATATAGAATTTTATTAG